AAGAAATTCAAAGAGTTGAATATATTGTTCCTAATATTATTAGAATTCATTATGCTAATAATATGGTGGATGTAGTAACATTACAAATTGCAGAAGCAGGCAATACAATTGAAAATTCTAAGGCAGGTTTAATGACTGCTGCTATGGCTCATAAACTTAGTAAGATTAATGAAGATGCAGACAGCAATGTAATTGATACTATTGCAGTAGATGGTGTAACTATTTTGCCTACAAATAAAAAAGTAAACATTGATACTACACCTTTAAAGAAATCCATTGAAGAAAATAGAGTATCTCCAATTAATGAATCTATTTCTGTAGTTGCTGGAGGAACTTCTGGAGGAGGCACTCGTCCTACTCAAATTGGAGTAAATTTAGTTCCTAATGGAGGTATTGAATTAACATCTAATGGTTTAAAAGTTTCTTCTAAAGCGTTAGAAGAATATAAAGGTGATGGTGGTGCTATTAACGTTGATACTACTGCAAATGATAGTAATCAGAAAGTTGTTAGATTTAAACTTGATCCTAAAGGAGCTAATTTACTTAATGTTAGTGATAAAGGTTTATATGCTTCTGTTAAACTTAAAAAATTAAATACTACAACAAATGATCAAATAGCTACTAGTTATGGTTTATTTGGTGTATTAGCTAATGGTACTGAATTTAATTTAGGAGACACAACTATTGACATTTTAAAAGATAAATTCTTGAAAAATGTTGAATTAGGTAAAATTCCTCAAGGTCAAACAGGAGCTGGAAATGATGCTTTAATTTTTACTTTCACTATTGCTAATGGTACTGATGTAGTTAGATATGTAGATGTGTCTACTTTCTTGAAAGAAGCTGAAACTGGAAATGGTATTGCTCTTGATGGTACTAAAAAATTGACTATTCAGGTTAATCCAAATGGTGAAAAAAATAGTGATAATCAGAATTATTTAAAATTAACTTCTGATGGTTTAGAAATTACTGGTTTAAATAAAGCATTAAATTCAGCTAAAACTGTAGTAAAACATAATACTAATAATAAATTTGTTAGTACTGTAACTACTCAAGGAAGTAATGGTGAGTCTATTGTCACTATCAATGAACATGATATTGCTTCTGCAAATCAACTTACAAGAGTGAGTGCCAAAGTAGATACATTATTAATGTCTGTTAATAGTACTTTAAATGAAGTTTTATCCTGGCATGAAGCAGAATAAAATATTAAATATTAAATCATTAGTAAGAAGGGTTAAGTCCCTTCTTACTTCAATGATTTTATTTAAAGATTTAATTTTTGATTTTTTACAAAATTTATATATGGCAATTACTAAAAAATTAGTACATTTTAAAACACAAGCTAATTTTGACAAGGAACTTAATGCAGGTAATATATCAGATACTAGTATTGTTTTCATTAAAGACACTCAACGTATTTGGACTCATGGTACTTATTTTTCTTCATTAAAAGAAGCTTTAGAACAAAAGAAAATTTCTGAAAATGATTTCTTAGCTGGTGATAATATTACAATTGATAAAATCGATAATAAACTTCGTATTACTGGCAAATCATCTTCTTACACATTACCTGTAGCTGAAGAAAATGTATTAGGTGGTGTATATGCATTAACAGAAGGAGGAATTGGTTCTTTAAAGGGACCTTTAAGAGGAATTTCTTTGTCTAATGAATCAGATTTAAATGCTGAAGGTTTATTAGCTCCACCATTAAATAGACGTGATAGTATAAAAACTCATTTTAATTTAAAAAACGAATATTTAAGTATTGCTTATCCTGATGAGGAACATGGAGAACAATTATCCTGGGTAAAATCTGTAGATTATTTTAAAGCATTACAGAAACTAATGCCAGAAAAAGAAGAAAAAGATCCTATGGATGAATATTCTTATGGTATTAGATGGAAGTTAGATGGTTCTAATAGATTAGATTGTGAAAGAATAGGTAATGAACAAATGCATTTAACTTTACCAATTCAATCTGGAATGAAAGGTTGTATTTATAATGCTATTGAGAAAAAAGTAGTTTATTGGTTAGATCCAAAAGACTGGAGATTTCCACAAATACCTATTAAATATGAAAAACAAACTTTTACAGGTTCTGAAACTTTAACTGTTTGGCCTAAACCTATTTCTACTAATGAAATGGTAACAGGTCAATTTGCTAAAATTTTAGAAGACAATATTATAGGTACTATTGAAATTAAAAATGTAAATCAAGCTCATATTACTTGGAGTCGACCAGTTCCTGCAGGTAAAAAAACAATTGTTATTGGTTCTCGTTTAGATGGATATGATGGTGAAGTAATGGTGTATGTACCTGAATTTTGGATTAAAAGTTTTGTTGATGATACTTATAATTCAGTTCGTATTACAGATAAGCCTTGTGATAGCACATGGGAGCACCAACCTGCTGTCTTTGTAGGTGCTTATAAAGATACTCTTTTAAAATCAGTACCTAATGATATGGGATATTTATCTAAACTATCACAAGGAACTGCAGTATGTGTATCTAATTTTAAAGGATATTGTGCTGGTTTAAATGGTAATTGGAGAGGTGATTCTTTTAATCCTAATGATTTTATTGAAACTGTTTTAGGTAAACCAAGAACAGGAATACCTTTAAATACTTTTAGAGAAGCTGCTCAAAAAAATCATAAAGAAATTTTAAGTTATAAACAATATAAAAATATTTTATGTTGGTTATACACAATTGAATATGCTTCTTTTAATATTGAAAAACCATTTGGACCAAGTTCAGTTCATATGGATGGAGAACTTAAAAATACTGGTTTAGGACCTATTATTAAACCTACTCAATCTGATCAATCTACAAGATACCCTAATACAACTACTATTTTTTATAATGGTATATTAAATGAATTTGGTAATAGAACTGCTCAAAAAAAGGTAGAATTTAATATAGATGGGATAGTAGGTGAAAATTCTCAATATGTTTATACTCATAAATGGAGAGGTTTTGAAAATATTGTAGGAGATACTTGGATTGGTGTGGATAATGCTTATATTATTGATAATAATGTTTATACATTTGAAAATAAACAATATCATGATATAGATTTAGATATATTTAAATTATTAAATAATCCTTTAAAACCTTTTTCAACGTCTTCAACTGAACAAAATTTATATAATCTTGATTTTGTAAATAATTCTCATGCAGATTTAGTGTGGGAAGATTATCATAAAGATTCTACTGTGCCCAAAGCATTATATCAAGGATTTATTGGAAATGGATATTTATATTTTGGAGAAAATTGGAGAACTTTAAAAGATTTGGTTTCTTTATTTTCTGTTAGAGTATATACTCCTTCATTAACAATAGCAAATTTTGCATATAGAACTGTAGTAATTCCTTAAAATTTATCTAAAGATTATTTAATATAAAGGAGTTAGAAATTGAAATCTGACTCCTTTATATTTTTATTTAATACATGTAATATATGATTATGTACAAACTTAAATTATATTATATTTTATTTTTAATTTTTATTTTATTTTCTGGTATAGGTATTTATAAATATAAACAATATATCAATACTTTAAATGAAAATAAAAGATTAAAAAACAATATAGAGTTTTATGAAAATAGAGCTAATAGACACTATGATTCTAATGTAGTTTTGCAACATACAGTAGCTGAATTAAAAAATTCAAAAGATAGTTTAATTCAAAAAATTAATAGTCTGCAAAAAGAATTAAAACTAAAACCTAAAAATATAAAGACTATTGTATATACAGAAACTGTTTTACGAGACACTTTAAGAGATACTATTTCAGTAGATGTCAATTTTAGAAAAGTTTTAAAACCTAATGAACAAACTGCTATTGAAGTAATTCGACAAGATAGTAGTTTGATTGTTATTCCTAATATTCAAAATAATCAAACTCTATTTATTCATAATACTTATCAATATAAATATAAAAATTGGTTTAGTCGTTTAATTCATTTTAATTTTAGTAAAACTCAAACTACTAAATACACAATTAATAATTCAAATGATTTAATTAAGATAAATGATTCTAGAGTAATTAACATGGAATAAATATGGCAGATTTTACAATGTTTGGAAAGACTTATAATAAAGTAGGAAATGATACTTCAAATTTATGTCTTAATACAAAAGGAGATGTTATAGTTAAAACTCCTAATAGATTTATTTCTATATTTAAAAATGGTAAACTTAATGTTGATGATACTTCTGAAATTTTTAAAGTAAAGTCAGAAGATGAAATGAAAAAAACTGGAATATATTTATTAGAAAAAGTAAATGATAAAAATGAAAATATTCAAGAAGTTTATTTAGTATTTGATAATATAAAATGCTTATTAACTTCAAAAGAATCTTCGTATATTTCATATACAGAAATTCAAAATTTAAAAGCAGAAAACTTTTTAAAAGCTTTATCTAATATTGGTTTTTATTTCAAATCTTTAGAAGAAGCAAAAAAAGCTAATTTAACAGAAGGTTTAGTTTATATTTTAGAAACTCAAAAGTTATATAAAATTATTAAAGGTGATTTTTTTGAATTTGGAGGAACTCAAGAAATTTCTAAAAATGTAAATATTAATTCTCCTAATTTTAGTAATCCAAGTACTTCACATTCAAATGTTGAAAATCTTAATACTGAAAATTTAAGAGCTTTACAAATTGAAAATATATTTATTAATGGTGCTAACTCAACTATTAATTCTGAAAAAGAGTTATCTTTTTTAATTGGAAATATAGAATATCTAGTATTTAAAAATAACAAAATTACAGTTAAAAAAGATTTAGTGTTTGACAAACAAATTAATGTTAAAACTGAAGGAGCACAATTAGGTAAAAATGGATTTTGGTTATACAAACAAAATGATGAAACTTTTTTAGAAGTTGATAATTTAATTTTACATAATCCTACTCTAAGTCAAGAACCTCAAATTTATCCTATGTATTTAGGTACTAAATATAAAAATTTAATTTTAGATGCCTCTTATGACACACCTCCAGATACTTTAAATTTAACTTTAAAATATCAGAACTCTTTTGAGGAAGGAGATACAATTCTTCTTCATACTACAAAATCAAATAAATTAACTTTAGAAGCAAAAACAGTAAAAGTTTTAAATACTTCTGGTGTAGAACAAGAAGCTCAAAAAATATATGCTTCATTACAAGAACCTCCTACAGAATTAGTAAGAGTGAATTTTGATTATAGTTATAGTGATGGTGATACTGAACACACTGAACATACTGAAATTGTAATTAAACCTACTATACAAAATTCTGAAACAGGTCAAAATGAGCCTAACACTGTAGGAGAATCACATCTAACAGGTACTGTTATTTCAGAAGAACCCTTAACTATAAAAATTCCAGCTTTAAATAAAGAATCTAAAACTTTATTAGAAAATTTAAAAATGTCTGTGATTTATAAGTATGCTTCTGCTTCTAAAAAAATATATATATTACAACATGCTAATGAAAATGTTTCATTACTTGAAACTTATTATGAAAATGATACAGTTAAAAATAATGTAATTTTTAAATTAGGAGATTTATCTAATATTAGAAAACCTTATTTTACAACTACTGCTCCAGTAGAATTTTTTCAAGGACATGGATTATATGTAGAACAACCTATTCAAGTACATCCTATTTTTTATGGTGGAACATTTGAGGGAATTAAAGGTACAGAATATCCTAAATATGCAAAAACTTTACAGATTCCTGAAGAAGATTTTGATGATGAAAAATATGATGATTTTATACCATCTATTGCATGGGTTAAAAAACTAATTAAAAAATTAAAAACATCACCTTAACTATTTATAAATCATTACAATAGTTTAAAATAATTTAACTTGGGGTAATTAACAAAAATCAATACTATTGAATTAGCACTTATTATATATAATAAGTGTATCTAAAGTAGATACTTAAATTTTAAAATGAAAATGTATTATGGATGAAAACGTTTTAGATGCTGGAGCTATTGATCCTTTTGATGGTTCTGAAAATCTTAATCAAAATGAAGGTTCTGATAATAACCTTCCACCATCAGATCCTGGAAACAGTTCTGATGATAATGAATTTATATCTGATTTACTTTATTTAAATGGTATTTCAGATCCTTCAAAAATTAAATTTGAAGAAGATAATGGTAACATTATTGAAAGATCTTGGAAAGATTTAACTCGAGAAGAAAAATTAAATATTGCAAATTCAAGATCTAATTCATACGAAGATTATACAAATGAAAATTCTAGTTTAACTCCAAGTGAATTAGACTTAATTACACATATTAGAGAAACTCAATTAACTCCAGAAGAATTTTTGGAATCTCTTAGAGAAGAAGCTAGTCAAAATACTTATCAAAATGAATCTTATGAAGTTGATAGTATTCCTAATGATGAACTTTTTTTATTAGATGCACTTAGTAAGTACGGAGAAGAAAATGTAACAGATGAACAATTAGAAGAGTTGTTGAATAATGCTAAAGCTGATCCAGATTTATACGAAAAAACTATTACAAACCTTCGCTTAGAGTATAAACAAAAAGAGGATGAACTAAAGTATGAAGAACAACAAAAACTTGAAAATCAAGAAGCTCAAGAATTTGAAAATTTTCGTTCTTCTGTTCTCGATGAGATTGAATCATTTAATGGTATTGGTAATCAAAATATTGAATTATCTGTAGAAGATATGAATGATATGGCTAATTTCATTCTGGAAAAAAATCTTGATGGTAATTCTGATTTTGGAAAAATGTTAAGTGATCCAAAACAATTTGTTGAGTTAGCGTTTTGGGCCTTAAAAGGAAATGATATTATGCAAGAGATGTCTAGCCAAATTCAAAAGGCTTATGCACAAGGAGTTGCAGCTGGTAAAAGGGGTCAGTCTCAACTTGCTTTTGGTAATCTCAAAGATAAATATAAGCCCCAAAACAATCATACATCTGCAGCAGCTTTAGATGTAGATGATTATTTAAAATAATTAAAATTATTATTACAAATGTTAGTAGCTAATTTTGTATCAAACAACCCTAATATGGGTTCTACAAGAACTTTAGAAGATTTTGGTAAACTTCTCGGCACAAAAATGTATAAGTTAGGTGTGCTTGCTAAGCTTTATCCTCAGAATACCATTAGTGCATTAACTGATTTACTTGGTAATGTATGGATGGGTGAGGAAAAGAAGAAAATGGGTGGTTTCCAATCTATTGATTCTGATTTTTATGAATGGGAAATCGAAACCAATCAAATTAAAAGAATTCCTTTTGCAGCTGTTCCTGTTGAAAATGGTGCAGATGGTTCTGAAATTGAAATGATTTTTCCTGAGAATTATTACCAGCTTCATGAAATTTTTAAGATTGAAGAGTCTGGTCAGCAATGTTTTGTTGTAGCTCCTCCTACTCGTAAGGCTGATAATATGTGGTCAGTTTTAGTTCGTCTTGTTGACGACGATTATAGTTCTGTTCTTGATGTAAGTGCTTGCCAAATTGGTATGAGTACCAGATGGTTGGGAAACGCCAAGCCGGAACTTAATGATTGTGGTAAACTATTTTTAGTACTTTTTGTAATGCCTCAATCCGCTCATGTATAATGAGTGTAAAATTAAAAACACATTCTTAATTGCTGGAAACACTTAACCTAAATGGAAAGTCAATCAGCAGCCAAGACTTTAGATTGCACAAGCTATTTTAGACGTGCTAAAGTAAGGTTCAACGACTAGTCTGGATGGACGTAAAATAGTAATAACTATTTGAAATGGAATGAATTTATGACACAAACTGAATATATCGTATATCTGACTATTAACATTCTTAATCATAAAATATATGTAGGTGTTCATGGTACAGAAACCGATAAATTTGATGGTTATCTTGGATGTGGGGTTTTTACTACAAGACCAGCATCCTATCAACATCCTAAAACCCCTTTTCAACATGCTGTAAAAAAATACGGAGTTAAGAATTTTATTCGAACTGAACTTGGTAGATTTAAAACTGCAGAAATGGCTTACAAACTTGAAGCAATGATTGTTAATGAGGAATTTATAAAAAATCCTTGTACATACAATTTAGCTTTAGGAGGTCAGTTTCACAATGAATCAGCTAATCCAAGTAAAACAGTATATGTCTATAATTTAGATGGTGAATTTGTAGCTGAATTTCCTAGTATAGACAAAGCTGCCAGATTTCTTAACCCAAAAGCAAAAAATGGAAGTCACATTTCAAGAGCTATTAAATGTGGATATTCCTATATGCAGCATCAGTTTTCATATGAAAAGGTACCTTGTATGAAACAATTAAAAGCTCGTACACCAAAGACTTTTAACACTCAGTCAAATACTGGTCCTAAAATTGGACAGTATGATGATGAAGGAAATTTAATACAAGTCTTTGAAACTATGACTGCTTGTCGTAAAGCAGGTTTTGTAAATGCTAATAAATGTTTACAGGGATTAAGAGAACATTGTAACGGATTCAAGTTTGCGTATATAAATTAAGATATAGTCTGAACAGTATGGAAACATACTGATTAACATTATTGTTTACAAAGTACACATCTAATGTAGAAAAAATGCGAAACTGCATGACTCTTATTCGTGTTGATGAAACTTATAGTGCTAAGTATAAGTTAATGGAAGACACTTTAATTAAAGTAGGTCAAGGTGCTAATCAAGGATGCTTAACTGAAACTATTTATCGTTTAGATCCTATGAAGAAGACGTTAATGGATAACTTTATGTTAGCTCGTGAACAAATGCTTCTTCTTGCTAAGGGTAATGTAAACGTAGATGGTAAAGCTACAATTTCTGATTATGCAAGTGGTCGTCAAATTCCTATTGGTGAGGGTTTAATTCCTCAGATTGAACGTTTCTGCTCTAAGCATGTTGCTTCGAAAGTAACTATTAATACTTTCCAAATGATCATGTCTCAAATGATTCAGAAGGCAGAAAATCCTGTGGGTAATCACTTAACAATGCCCATTGCTATTGCAGCATAAATAAGGTGCTTTACTTCGAGAGAAGTATCGAATAATAATTCAAATTGCTGGAAACTCCTTAGAGCTTGGCAGCTACAACATAACTGGTAACAGTAAGTGTGAATGCTTAAAAATGTCAAGATTGGACAATCAGCAGCTAAGGCTTCCTAAAGGGAAGAAAGTTCAACGACTAAAAGTTTTACATTTTATATGAAATATATCGTATATAAGACAACAAATAACATCAATGGTAAAATTTACATTGGTGTTCATCGTACTAATCCTGATGTATTTGATGGATACATAGGATGTGGTATTACACAAAAAGACTCAAAAAAATCTAGACTTAAAGGTTTTCCTGCTGCTGTACGAAAGTATGGTTATGAAAACTTTACTAGAGAAACCTTGTTTCAGTTTCCTGATACTGAAGAAGGTATGCTTGCAGCTTATGCTAAAGAAGCTGAATTAGTTACAATTGATTTTATTAAAGATAAAAATACTTATAATCTTGTAACTGGTGGAAAATTTACAACTTATGAAACACTTAAAAAGACTATTGCACAATATACTTTAGATGGTAAGTTTATAAGAACTTGGGATTCTATTACTGAAGCTAATGATACATTAGGTTTAACAGCTATTAGTAATTGTCTTATAGGTAAATCAAAATATTGTGGTGATTTTCAATGGAGATATTACACTGATACATCAGATATTCCTCCTGTTATTCGAAAAGAAAAAGTTGTTTATCAATTTGATTTAAGTGGTAATCTTATTAAGGTTTGGAAATCAGCAGTAATTGCATCAGCTATGTTTAAAAACCCTATTGCAGCTTGTGCTTCTATTTACAATGTTTGTAATAACAAAACAAGACAAGCTTATGGATATTATTGGAGCTACCGTCCTAAATTCAATTACAATGAATATTCTTGGACTAAAGCAGTAGCTAAATATGATGATAAAGGTAAATTTATTGAGTCTTATTCTTCACTTACAGAAGCAGCTTTAAATAATAATTTAAAGTCTACAACTCCAATTAGTTATGCTATATCAGGTAAACAAAAGCATGCTAATGGTTTTAGATGGAGATTCTTTTATGGTAATACAAATGATATTAAAAGTCTTTGATATATAAAATGATGATATAGTCTGGTCTGTATAGAAATATACAGTTAACAAATCGTTATTTTTGTAGCTAATGAGCCTATGTGGGCTATTTTCAATCGTGTATTGTTTGCATATCTTGCAGACTTTAAGACTGATGGTGCTTTATTCTATTCTAAGGCCAATGGTATTGGTTATAAAGTAGGTGCTACTTTCAGTTCTTATGAATTTGCAGGTAATACAATTTCTTTCACTGTAAATCGTGCCTTAACTCGTGAGTATAGAACTCCGTTTGCTATGTGCTTAGACTTTACAGGTGGTAAGACAAATGCTAATCCTCCAGTTAATCTTTATACTTTAAAGGGTAAGGATTTAATTTTCAACACATTACGTGGTGTAGGTATGGAAGATGGTGATGTTTCTACTTTAGTAGCTGGTGGTGCAATGACTGCACAAGGTTATGCTTCTATTGCAGTAACGAATCCTTACCGTGCTTTCTTACTTTACAGTTTGGAGAATCCGTATTAATTTAATTAGATTTATTTAATATATAAATGATAAGATGTTGAGCAGGGGCTGAAAAAACCCCCTGCTCATTTTTTGATATAAATTTAAATGTTTATGGCCAAGAAGGCAAATGAAACTCAAAATGAAGATCTTAAGCGTAATATTATTGTCTTAAGAAGTGCTTATGGTAAAGTAGGTCAGCAATATTTTATTCAACCCTGCAAAGACCGAAATGGTAATTTACCTGCATGTGTTAGACGTGTTAATTCTCAAGGAGATATGATTCTTTCTTTGGAAGATCGTCAACAATCAGTAGACACTTTTATTCCTGAAGATCAAATGTTTGTTATCGAAGACGGAAAAACTTTTGATTTAAATGATCCTCGTCAAGCTGCTGAATGGGAAGCTATTAAAAATTGTTTCTTAATTGCAGAAAGTCGTGATGCACGAGATGCTAATGGTGATTATTTAATTGATGGTACTCGTAATCCTAATGCTCGTCAACCTCGTTATGGTAGAGCTGAATTGTATGTGGAACGTCCTGGTATTCTTTCAGCTAAACGTGTAACAAGAACTAAGTTAGTAGTGAAAGCTAAGAACTTTATTATTAACGATGAACGAGGATATGATGGTTTACTCATTATTGCCAAAGTTTTAGGTCGTAATATGACAAATCAACCTGCAGCAGATGTAGAAGATTTCTTACTTTCTGTAGCAGATCAAAATCCAGAAAAGATTATTGAATTATATACAGGAGGTGATTTGCAATTAAAACTTCTTTTTATTACAGCAAAAGAAAAACGAGTTATTAGAAAAGAACATGGTCTTTATGTTTATGGTGAAGATAGTTCTGTAACATTAGGTGCTTCTGATTCAGCTGTATTAGAATGGATGAAACAACCTCGTAACCAGAAAACATTACAACACAAGTCAAAAATCCTAAATGGAGTCTTCAGACCATAGCTCCTGGTAATGGTATAATAATGAGTGATGGAACTATGGTTTTCCCAGCCCAAGGTCGGGATGAAACAGGTAGACCTTATTCCAATATCATATTTAGTAAAGATAATGGAATAACATGGAAAGCTAGTAATCCAGCATGGTATAATACCACAGAATGTGCAGTTGTAGAAAGACTTAATGGTGATCTCATGCTCAACATACGTGACAATGCTAATTATAAAGATTATTCAGATCACAATGGAAGACGAGTTTGTATTTCTTCTGATATGGGAAAAACTTGGTCGGAGCATAAAACTTCCCACAAAGATTTAATAGAACCTGTTTGTATGGGCAGTCTATATCGTCACACATACACCAACAAGAAAAAATCAATATTACTTTTCTGTAACCCTGATAGCAAAGTATCTAGAACTCATATAACTATAAAATCGAGCAATGATGATGGAGAAACGTGGAAGGGAAAGAAAATACTTCTTGATGAACTACG